TGATACTGCTTCTTTTTGGCGGCTTCAGCTTCCTTATCAGCGACATCAACAGTGAGACCACGCAGCCGCAGCGCACTTTCAGCCGCCTCACGCTCGTCCTGTGCATCCTGCCGTTTCGTCTGCTGTGCGTACATACGCAGCGCGCGTGCAGTGGTCTCATCACCGTACTTTTCATAAACATCGGCACGAGAACGCGTCAGTCCGTAATTGGCCTTACGGGAGGCGGAGTCGGCAGCACTCTCAGTATCGTACACACCTAGGTCGGCCCCTTGACCGGAGCGTGCAGTAAACTTGACACCCTCGGTTGCGATGTCAGGTGCAGTTAGCCCTGCACGAGCATAAGCCTGACGGTACGCGTCCTCAGCCGATATGGCATTGCCATTCTCATCAACACCTTGGGCACCGTTAGCTACCACGCCAACATCATTACCCACGCGCAAACCTGTTCCAGAGACAGTATCGTAGTCACTACCCAAAGCGCGCAAGTCATCAAGCCTGCGGCGTTCAGTAATGGCATTGCCTATATCCTCAAGCCCTTTGCCAACATTGCTCCAGTTGAGTCTCATCAGACTTCCTCCATCTTGATGCCAAGCATTCCATAGTCAACGACAAGGTATCCGCTCGCTTCATCCTGCATCACTGCATCCGGGTGAGTCTGCATGACTTCTTGCGCAAGCACACCGCGATAGCGTGTATCGTCATTGTAGTAGTTGAACTCGTATAGGCCAATGCCGGTGTTAGGGTCAACACCTACGAACTGGATATTGTCTTTCAGCCGCACATCCGATGGCCACACCTTCATCAGTGCCGCCCCACCAGACAGCAAACCGCCGACATCCAGTCCGCCTTTTTGACTTGCGCCATACACGGATGCCTGTGCGTTAACAATGTTACCCAAGCCTTGCTCGTAGAGGCTGCGTCCTTGTCCAATCGTGTTTGCACCAGCAATAAGACCAGACTGCATCGTTTGTCCGGGAGACATATAGTTCTGACCAGCAGAGTTGCCAGCGTTAACTGCTAACCCGTAGGCACCTGCCGATGCACCCGGCATACCTTTTGCAAGACCTGCGGCGTCGAGTTTCCTGGCCCAATCAATCGCACGCTGCTTCTGCAGCGCGTCCATGTTACTCTGGCGAAGCTGGAGACCGGTTGCAGTCAGTTGGCGAGCTTGGTCGATACCACCCATACGTGCTGCGTTTGCTGCTGCGGCAATGTTCTGAGCCTGTGTAAGACCAATAGACCCGACCTGACCAACCATGTTCGGAACTGCTGCTCCGTAACGCAAGCCTTGCCGAATGGCCTGATTGGTTGCCCGAGTGTAGGCACCCTGCGCGTCTGCAACCGCGTTGTTCACTTGCCAGTCGATGTCGTCTCGGCGAGCATCGTATAGGCCGCGATTTGGTCCAGAGATCAACGCCGCGTCAGCCCTGTTGGCAAGATCGTAGTCGGCGAGTTCTCCAGAACGGTCAAGCATCGCCTCGTCCCGCATCGACAGTTCAAGCGGGCGGTATTGTTTCAGGTAATTGTAATAGTCGTCACCCTGAGCACGAGTCTGCTCAGAAATGTCCATTTGCTGCTGCGCAATACCTTGCAGGAACGGCTTGTTATCTGCATATTGCTGCTTGGCAAAGTCAAGTTGCTCACGTCCTAGTGCTGCCATAATTTCAGCAGATTCTTGGGACGCCTGAGCCAGCGGCCTATAGTCAGGAGGCGGAGGAGAGTCCGAACAGTAGCAGAAAGATTTACCGAGGCGGGCCTCAAATTTTCGTTCTGACCTAAGTTTCATACTTAGCCCCTCCAATCATCTTTACCAACTGAGTTGCAAACGGTCTGAAACCCGCACGCATCATCAACTTGTCAGCACCGTTTACCAGTTTTGAACTTACGCGAACTTCACGCACACCAACCGTCGCAAGACTGTCATCTAAGAACCTGATAAATTCCATAACAACAGCCAAACTACCCCTCACGTCCTTGCGCAAAAACAAACTATCCTCGTTGGCAACGAGAGTCTGACTGTGCATGGACGGAAATATCTTCATCGTTGTTTGCCCGACCAGTTCGCCATCTTTTCTAACCGTGAACAACATCAACGAACCTGCATCCTCCATACGAATAAATCCGTCGTAGTCAGGGTTTAGAGGTAGCTCGTGTCGGTACTTCTCAGTCTCACTCCAGTGTGCTTCGTGTAACGGCTTGAGTTCTTCCAAACAATCTCGATAACGCTCTGCGGCAAAAACAAAACCTTTACAAGTTTTCGGCTCGATGTGCGAAATCTGAATTGGGTTGTAGTTGACACGGTTAACCTCGTCGAGGATGGCCAAAATCGTACCGGCGTCAAGCGTCCGCCCTTTGTACTTGACCAACACCTTCGGCAGTTCCGTCACTGCAACCTCGTTAAGATTTCGTTGATTTTCTTGATTATATCACTCGTTGTCGATGTATCAGTAAGCGGTTGGATCGGACCACCCCGAGCACCAGTAATAATCTCGACGTTCTCTTTAAGCGCCACGTCGAACGCCGCGCGGCCGAGTTCAGCCGACGTAGCCGGAAGTGCAGGGATTGGACGCTTTTTAGACACCCTTCAACCCCTGCATAGTCTCGGCCAGTTCGACTGACTTGACCAGCGACTGGCCCTGCACGCGAACAGAGAACGTGTCCGACTTGTAACCTGACGGAAGGTGGAAACCGCTGGTAGAAACAATGTTACTAGAAAACACAACTTTACCGCCCGCATACAAGGTAAAGCTGACACCCGGAGACTCTATGTTAGGTGGGGAAACATCAACAAGGTCAGACCCGTTAACGGAGTAGAAATTGACTTGCTCGTCATCAACTCTACCTCCAACGTTACCGGACGAGATTAGCGCGGCATTTGCAGCAACAGCGGCGTTGTATTGTGCTTGAAGGTTGAGAATATCCTGCGCACTGAATCGTGAATCAAAGTTGATTTTCGCTGCACCAAGGTTAACAGGTTCAGGTAACACAAATTCTTTCGACATCCAGTCTTGCTGCATATACAACCCGCCTGTCGGATCAAATTCGCGAATGTCACGATTAGTAGCATCGGAAATGTAAAGTTTACCAGTGAGCTTGTCGGCAAAGAGACACGTCGCATTTACGTAAGCCGTGGTTAGACCTGTATTATCAAGGAAGTCGAAGATCAGCATTTGCGGAGAGTCGCCTTGCGAATCCGACATCGTATAAATGCGACCACGTACAAAAGCAGAGAACATTGTCTCCGGCTTATAGGTGTACCATTCGTCTCGGCTGAACCAGTCTTTGGTGAGAATGTCCACCCCGCTGTCACCAATCGTCGCCATACCATGCTCTGTAGCATACGCCACCCTGTCACCAAGACTCACCATGCTGCGCTTCGTTAAGCATGGGTACGAGCCTTCTGCTGGTTGGGCTGCCATTTGACCTGGCTCGTGCCCAAGTAACACCAGTGGCACACCGGTAGTGCCAACGACTATACCTGACGTAAACAACCCTAGCGATACAACAGGGTAGCCTTGTGACCGCATACGGTATTCGGGCGGCCACGCATGAGGTTGGAACGGCTCGGAGAAACAGATTTCATTACCACTGAAACCTGCAATCGAACCGCTCGGCAGCGCGATCACACCTTTTAGATCGGTTGGAGGAGGTTGCCAAGTGGCAGAAATTAACTCGTCTCCAGCAATTGCAGAATCAGCAAGATTGTCAGCATACGTTCCAGCGCTCCATCTTGTACTGGACTCGATGTCGTCTTCGACTAGTTGGAACTGTCCGGTCGTGCCCGTGCTACGGTAGAGACGCTTCTTACATTGTCCCCAGGGTGCCTTTCGTGACCAGCTTGATGCACCAGTGAAGCTGCCAGTAACTTTGAATACAGTCGGGCTGACAACCTCAGATACGGCGACAACTGTGCCGTTGATAATCACCTCGTCTCCTACACGCAACCAGTGCTTTACCGATCCACCATTGGTGAACGTCGTTACGCCGGAAGATACCGACACGGTGCCTGTACCAGAATTGGCAGGAGAGGGATCAAAGCCGCTAACCGACCATGTGCCATCTGGCTTACCTGTAATCAGCGAAGTCAACGGAGACGGCGCAGACTCTTCGTTCCAGTCAGAGTAGAACGTATAGCAGTAAAAACGACTAACTGCTACAGCCGACCCACCAGTAACGGTGACAGTCGGCGCGGTTTGTGGGGATGGGATTCCGAGGGCGCGAGCTTGTGCAGGGTAACTTCCACCCCCTCCGGTTGTCGCCAAGCTGATCGTCGTAATACGAGGTTCGCCGTCTCCGCTGTAGATGAACTTTAACGTTCCAGGGAGAGGTGAGCGAACAACGTCAACGTCCTTGTTCCAGCTAAACCATACCGAGTCGGCCTTATAAATGGACAAAAGCGGACCTTGCGTTGTAGGCGCGTTGACTAGAGCCGGTTGCTTGAGCGGAATAATCTCACCGGACGACAAACGACAATTCGCCGCGACCTGCGCAACATTGTCGTCAAGCAGCCTCGGCGAAACGCGAGGGCGAATCCCTTGGAAACCAGTCAGGCGAAAAGCAGTCATCACCACACCACGTTGTTCACATCGTCAACAGTTTGAGCATTACGTACAGCCTCTTTCTTCGCCTGTTTGTTCTGGAATGCTGCCCAACCACGATTGAGCATTGCCATAGCCAGCCCATTAAGTTCAGCCAATGTCATCGGAACAGCGATATTATCTGCAGTCCACCATGCGAAGCCGGGTGGCACGTTCCCAACTGCGTTCAGCGTCGTGAGCGTCTTGGTAAGAGTATCCTGCGAGTCGGTATCGGCCTGGAAGGTATGCCCCATATAGACGATTGGCTGCTGAATGGCAGAGTCGTAGGCGCGATCGAGTTCGGCAAGTTTTTCAGAACGAACTTCATCCAATGGACGCGGAACGACCTTCCACGTCTGAGTCCATGTGCCAGCTTGTTCAGCGGGATCATCCTCCACGAGTCGTTGTGTGGCATTGTTGTATGCCGGTTGCGGGGCTGCTTGCAGTGGCAACAGGCCATATTCCGCCAAAGCGTAGGCTGAAATCTCCGATGGGAAACTCGTCCCTGGGTTGTCGCGGCGCAGGTCAGTTAAGGTGTAACGCTTTGGCACACCATTAATCAGCTTGATATACATGCTCGTCTCCAAGTTGTGCCACGATTACTTTCAGCATGATTTTTTCCTTGGCCTGCTCAGAGAGGCTGGATTCCAGCAGTTCGCCAAGCCGTGCCGCAAACGCAGTTAGATTGGCATCTCCGGCATGGTTCTGCTCAATCTCGGCAATCGCCAACCGGTAATTGTCAATGTTGATTTGGTGATACATTATCTCGCGTGCGCGGTGCGTTGCGGCGTCTTTTAGTATTTGGTTGCGTTCGTTTTGCATTTTAGTTCCTCAAATGAAGGCCACACCGCGGCCAGTGCCTGTTGGCACTGTAGCGGGGTCGGTTAACTTGGTGCCAAAACCAGAACCACTCCACGGGTAAGCTGATACGTAAGGGCTGTTAAAGTGGGCTACGGCAATCTCAGTTCCAGTGGGGCTGAAGGCCACACCAGCACCAGTGCCTGTTGGCAAGGTGGCCGGGTTGGTGAACTTGGTTCCAAAACCTGAACCACTCCACGGGTAGACAGAGATGAAAGGGCTGTTGGCGTGGGCTACGGCAATCTCAGTTCCAGCAGGGCTGAAGGCCACGCCGCGACCACCGCCTGTTGGCACTGTAGCGGGGTCGGTTAACTTGGTGCCAAAACCGGAACCACTCCACGGGTAGGCGGATACGTAAGGGCTGGTGATGTGGGCTACGGCAATCTCAGTTCCTGCAGGGCTGAAGGCCACACCATTGCCATCGCCTGTTGGCAAGGTGGTGGGGTTGGCGAACTTGGTGCCAAAACCGGAACCACTCCACGGGTAAGCTGATACGTAAGGGCTGGTGGTGTGGGCTACGGCAATCTCAGTTCCAGCAGGGCTGAAGGCTACACCATTGCCAGTGCCTGTTGGCAAGGTGGTGGGGTTGGCGAACTTGGTGCCAAAACCGGAACCACTCCACGGGTAGGCGGATACGTAAGGGCTGGTGAAGTGGGCTACGGCAATCTCAGTTCCAGCAGGACTGAAGGCTACACCATTGCCATTGCCTGTTGGCACTGTAGCGGGGTCGGTGAACTTTGTTCCAAAACCGGAACCACTCCACGGGTAGACAGAGATGAAAGGGCTGGTGGTATGGGCTACGGCAATCTCAGTTCCGGTAGGGCTGAAGGCAACACCATTGCCCGTGCCTGTTGGCACTGTAGCGGGGTCGGTGAACTTTGTTCCAAAACCAGAACCACTCCACGGGTAAGCTGATACGTAAGGGCTGGTGCTGTGGACTACGGCAATGCAAGGTGCTGGCCGTGCCCGCCTCGCACGAAGTTGATGGCTTAACATTTAGGCTACGCTCCCGACCAGTGCGCCATAAAGAGTCGTTCCTACTTTCCACAATTCCACCACGGTGTAACCAGAGGTTGCCAACGTAGGTGCGGTACCCCCAACCCAGGTCATGGTGGGCCATGTAATCGTATATGCAGTGCCATCATTAATCATTAAGGTCAGGAACTGCCCAGAGGCCAAGCCGTCGGTTGGTGTCGAGTTTGCTGTCAGCGTCCAAGTTTGGATGGTTCCATTGATTGGGTTCAGCGCTGGAGTGGTGCCGGAAATTGCGTACACACCTTCGGTTATGGAGCCAGTGATAACAGGATTGGTGCTGGACAGCGCACCAATCGTAGTTCTGGCCGTAGCAGCGTCAGGATCGTCAAGCAACGTACGTGAAAAAGCTGTCAAGTCTGTCAGTGCCTTCGCCCCGGCCCCGGTGTAGTAAGGCAGCTTGTTAGCCGCTCCGGTGAGGTTGGATTCCGCTGTCAGGTTGGCATTCAACGGCTGATATGCCGCGTTGCCTTCTGCCGACGTGAGATACTGCGGGTGAGGATCGGCAGCCGCAACGTGCGCTGCTACTGCGCCAGCAGGTTCTTTCTCACTGTCAAGCTCATTGAGTGCGGCTTGCACGTTCGTAGCGGAAATACCACCTGCCGGAATGTTGGCGATCGCGCTGGCCGAATGAGCAGCAGTTGTAGACTCGATGTGCGCGTCGATGGAGTTATACGAGTCTGCAGTAGCACGCAATGATACAATGTCACCGATAGAAAATGACAGTGCTGTAGTGCCCTCCTGCGCACGCTCAATGGTCATGGAGTCAGATGAAGCTACGCGTGACGTGACCTTGACAATCTCCATTCCACCTGATTTCTGGAGAGTGAGCTTGAAATAGTCTGCGCCAGACGCAACAGGGAAGCGATCCCCGTGACCTGTAGCAACGGTCAACGTGGTTGTGTTGACTCCGAGTGCGCCAGCAAGCGTGCTACTGGCATTATTCTTGTACTTGCGTGCCATTTACGCCCCCTTGAGTTTTCCAACAAAAGATGTGAAGAACTGCGCAGCGCGGTTGCTGTTTACGTATTCATCGTCACGCGATTCAGCGCGATACACAATATAGTCTGAAATTGCGTCAGCGAGTTGTGTCGGCAACCCTGTATCAGCAGTCTCAGTAAACTCTCCAGGTACAGCGACGCGCAACACTTCGAGAACCTGGTTGGCTGGCGCAGGGGGATACACAAGAAATCTGACCGGGTCATCAGCCAACGGCAACCAATGTTTGGCCGATCCTGTTGGTCCTGAGCGCCATCCGGGTGAAAAATCATCCAAGATGTTCACATCTGAGCGAGTAACAACATTGCCGTTCTTTACACGCCTTACATCTACCAACGCCACAGAGGTGTCAAAAGACAGAGATTGTAACGACCCTTCAACGCAAGTGAAGTCATCGTAAACGTAGAACAACTGCGGAATAATCTTAACGATCTGATCCAGGGCATCATTTGCGTACGTTAGCAAATCTGCCTGTGAATACCGTGTCGCGTTAGGATCGTTCAGGACACCTCGTGCGATGGCAATTGGAGTGCTCAATTGAAGTCCCATGTGGATGGCTCCTTACACAGCAGGTCGCATTTGAACCACGGTCCCGGACATCATGTGTGCTCCACGCAATACTTCCGCTGCGCACATTTTCATCCCGTTTTCAAACCGACTTCCATGAATCATCGCGTGATCTGGATTACTCCACCCTTTGTTAGGCATCGCCTGCAGATACTTCAATGTTCCACTGACAATAGCATCTCGCCAATAGTTAAACAGCAAGTCTTCCAACTGTGCCGCGTCGAAGGACACTGTGTACGCAACCGTAACTCGAATCTCAGTAGGCTCAGACAAACGTGGATAGAGTATCAGTGCTCCAGTGGGCGTAAGGTAAAACAAACGTGGAGCGCCTATATGGTCTTCCCAATTCGCCATGTTGTCCAACACACTAACTGTCGTTGGACTCAACTTGAGGTAATTTGTCCGCACCGACAGTACACGAGCCAAGTCCACCTCCGTAGGAGTCGGGATCGAATATGGAAAGTCCCCATCTGAAAGCTCGACTTTAGGCAGTGAAACTTGCCAGCACAACGTACGAGAACAAAACTCCCTCGCAGCAGTAACCAATGCGTTTTTGATGAGCGGCTCAGGGCATCCGACCACATTCGGAGCAATTTCAGGCAAGAATACGTCGAGCGGCACAGTAGCCATTATTCGCCCACCGGCTCGTCAGGCTCTTTCTTCTTGCGTCCACGTTTGGGGGCGTCTGCACTTTTCGCGGCAAGCTCTTCGCCGTCCGCAGTCAACTCGAAGGCGTCGCCAACAACGTGACCGACAACAATCCACTCGCCATCAACACGGACCTGCGCTTTGTTGGCGACAATTTCACCTTCATACAGGTCTACAAGATCATAAACAGTCATGTGTGTTCTCCATTGAATAAGGGGGACCGAAGTCCCCCAATACTACTTAGGTCGGCGAACCGACAATCGCGGTAGCCAAAGCGGTGTTCTTAACCACTTTACGACCGTACACCTGCAGACCACGGACGATGTCGCCGAAGTCAGACTGGTTGCGCAGCGGCTCGGTCTTGACGATCTGCGAAGCAAAAGCACAAGCTGCCTTGGTGCCAGCGACCATCATGCGACGAGCCTTGGCGTTGGTGAGCGTAGCGCCAGAAGCAGTCGAACTCAGGCCCGAAACAAGCGCTTTACCAGCTTCACCACGCGGCAGCAGGTTCGACACGTAGACCGTGAAACGGTCGATCATGCCAATCTTACCAGTGCGAATGGTGCTCGACTGATCGCCAGTGAAATACGCTTGAGCGAGATTCGAGCGCATCAACAGATGGCGGTCATACGGACTCATGATAAGCCAGCGACCTTCCTCGGGGACGTTCTGTTCGTCCAGGGTTGCCGACAGACGCAGAACAGCTTGCAGCACGTTGTCAGGGGTGGTCTGGTCGATCGGAGTGGTGTCGGTGCCGAGGTTGTACGAGGCAGAACGAGCACCTGCGGTAGCGCCTTTGTTGGCAGCAGCCGCACCTTCCGTGACGAACGAATTGAAGAACACTTCATCCTCGATCGCGATCTTCATTTGCTTGGCCGCGTCTTCGGTGAACATATTCATCAGGTCCATGTCAGCCTGTTGCGCCAGCACGTCGTTGGTTTGCACCGAGAAGTACTTGGCTTTGTTGATCTGCATGACCACGTTGGTCGAGATCGGGGTCTGGACACTCAGCGTAGTGCCCGCGCCAGCATAATCGCTGATGGTGATATCAGGGGCAATACGAATATTGATCGTGTCGCCTTGACTCTTGATCTCACCTTCCCAATCCGTATTCATGATTTCGGACAGGATGGTGTTGGCAAAGAACTTGACGTTAAGTTTGCCAGACCAAAGTGACGGGATAAACGTACCGGAGTACGACGGGTTGGTGTCAAACGCACCAGAAGTTACGACGGGAAAAACAGCAGGCATGAGAGTCTCCTTACATCAAAAAGTTGGGTGAGATTCCGACTGCTGTTTACCCGTAAACGAGCTACAAACGAACTCGTCCTTCAGCGTACGCAGCCGTAATCTCGGCTTCAAGTTTAGATGCTTCGTCGAAACGCCCTTGAATGCTCAACTTCCTTGCCCGGGAGAACATTTCTTCAACTTGTGCAGTTGAATACACCTTCTCCTGTGCAGTAGAAACTGAACTCGATGCGTTACGAGTCGGCGCGGTCTGACGTTCAAGTTTGGCCTTGTTCTGATTGACTTGCGTTTGCGCAGGGCCGATGCTCTGACGGAACATATTGACGTAGTGAACCAATGCTTCCACGTCACCACTGTCGTATGCCTGTTGAGCAAACAACCGCCGAGGTGCTCGCGTAAGCGGGTCTACTTCGTCCAGCCATTCCACCCACTTTGGATCGCTGTTAAGCTGGTCAAAGTCGGGGATCATTCGGTTAAGGCGCTGCTCAAACGTCACCTCACCTACCCGACTACTTGCCTGCTCAATGCGCTTCTCCAGTTCGGCGATCTTGGCATCCTTAGCTGCCAACTCGGCCCGAAACTCTGCCGCCACCTCACGCGCAACACGGCGCTGCAAATCAATCAAATCTTGACCGAACGTCTCAACGTCCTGATCGCTTACCAGCGGTTCAGCGTTCTGCGGTGCAGGTTTTGGTGCAGCTTTAAGCTCGTTGATCTGCGCGGTAGCGGCCTGAAGCTCACGAGTGAGTTCCTTGACCTTCGCGTGCAGTGCGGGAACTTCGGCATCGAAAATCCCTTGCAACGACCGGTATTTCTGCTCCCAACTGTCAACCGTTTTCTGCGGTTCCGGCTGGCTCGGCGTAGCCTGCGCGGTCTCTGCTACTTCAGGTTGATCGGCTTCCGGTTCGACAGTAGGTTCTTCCGTCTTCTCCGGCTCTGCATTGAGCTTTGCTTCAAGCTCTTCCACGTCCTTCAGTTGCTGTGCAACCTGCTTAGGCAATGCCATTTACTACTTCTCCTTTAAGCTCCAACTCTGACTCCGAGGCTCCGACTTTACGGTCAGCCTGCGGCCCATCATGGTCAGCTAGGTTTCAAAATGCGGTGTGCGAACCCCGCGCCAGAATCTGGCTGGCCTTTTCGACCA